GTGGCATCTGCACGCATGTATCTTTTAATCAAAGTACGAAAAGATACATATGGATCTCCAAAGAAAACATCCTGAGTTGAGCCGAGCTGAGACTGTTTTAAAATTGTCTCTGTTGCATCGGCCTCTTCTGGGGTGAGAGCACTTTCATCCTCAACGTCACCTGACTGTGGAATAAGCTCATCACCAAATTGCGGTGTAAACATAGACATAGTAGCAATTTTGGAATCTGTGGGAACAGCAACTTCAAAATCATCACCAGCGCTCACAAAGACTTGAATAGTAATGCCTTCAACACTAGCACTGGGAGAAGTTAGTCTAGTAATCGGCGTCATAGTCAAGACACCGTTATGCTGCCATTTATCGAAACCCACAATGACATCTGTTCCAAAAGGAGGATCAAGACCTTCTGGTGAAATCGATTGTAACCAGGGCCATTCGGTACCCCATCCGACCTCTATGGTAAAGTCTTTCTCTTCTGATATGTCAATAATCTTATTAATGTTTACATTATTATCGTCCGAACTAGTTGTAGAACCTAAAGGATCATATGCAATTCGCAATCTACCACGATGGAAATTGCTCGCCACCACTAAAAATCTGAACTTCAATGTACCACGCCAATATTCAAAAGGCAGTGACATAAAAGCTGTTGTAGCAAAATGATACTGCGTATATTCGGTCTCTCCTACAGTAATTGTATGTGTCTTGTACTGCAGTGGAGTTACCAATATTTCGTTAAGTACGTCTCCAGGTTCATCTGACTGTCCCCAAAATATGGAACCTATGTGCGTCTCCTTATCTTTCAAATAAGAGAATTGTAATTCGTCAATCGGCGGTAAACCTATCGTCGCCGGATCTATAGTTAATTCTCTTTTCGGATCCCCAGACAAAGTTTGGCATGTATCAACACCTTGTGTGCTAGACAAATTCCCCATATACCGGGGGGAATATAACATAGTATTATCTGCATAATTAGGTTTCGAATAACCAAAAATTCTTGCCACATTGCCTATGGCTCCTGACGCTATTTCCGTTGCTCTAGCATATGGTCCAATACCAGGAACATTCTTGAGCTTACCGGCCACCGCTGCAACTGCCATTGCGGGCTTTGATATGACACCCTTATATTCGTCACAGTCTTCGTCACCAGATTGTGGGGTAAGCCCAGAAATATTTTGAGATGTCGGGACGGACAATTTTACGTCTTCTAGCCATGCCCATACTTGTATTGACAATGCGTCTGTGTCTCCATTTGCATGGCGCAAGGGCTGAAATGAATTGAAATTCAGTACTCCAAGAGCACCAAATACTGACTCTGTTATATCAATACCATTCAAAGGCCATAACATCGGAACACACATTGTCCCACCCTGCGATGCCGTAGGGTTTAAAAAGATATGTGGGCGTTGTGAGAAATGCAAAAGTTCTATATCATTCTCTCCCTCTGGAAACATTACAGTTTCATATGTTACCAAAGGAGTATATGATGCCAAAATATGGCCAAACATAAATGCATTCCCGTTTAGAACTATCTTCATGCACAATGTTGCATTAAGGATTCTATAATTACTCATCCTATTCGCTACACGTGTTTGTTCTAAAAATAATTTCCATGGTTGAATAGTTTCTTCCATGGATACTCCTGGGGCCAATAAGAAGTCATAAATTTGGATTGGTCTAGAAAAGAACTTGTCCAACCCAAACTCTTCAGAATTGGCCATGGAAAATGTTTGATCGCGCCTATCCGGGCGCATATCAAGAACTTGTTGTGGAGAGGAGTCTTGAAATGTTGTGACTACCTCTTGATCTCTTGTTAATTTATATACATTGGGAGGTCATTTTTATACAAATGGACGATTGACCTAATCTAATCCATTGTGGTCTGAGAGTGTGGTTTAGTCCACTCCCCTAAATAGGGGATGATCGTGATCATCTTTTAATATACACAAGCAGGAAGAGAATTCTCTCAATTTTCTCTTCTAGTAATCAGTATGTACACCCCTCGTTTTAGCTTAACATGCGTTGAGGTACGCATGGAGGGACACTAGAACTCGACCTAGTCCGCGTCTTGGAGGTATTTAAGTTTCCATTCCTTCACTCTATCGTCAAAATCCTTCTCCAGATGTGAAGTATAATGATTGAGATTATATTTCTGCGCCAAGCGCATTAGTTTCTCTCTACGATCATCATATACCTCTCTACCATGATAGAACCATTCCACTAAGGCACTATCAATGACACTGCCACACACTTCTTCCATAGTGACAGATTTTGATTTCGTTACACGGTGTAGACTTTTGAAAATAGACATTTCGTCCAACTTTCCAACCGTGCAATCAATTTCTTCAATATAGTGTGATCTTCTCTTCAGGAAATCCGTATCTGCCTCATTCATATAAGGCACAGGATCAGAAGTTTTATCAGGCATTGTAAAGACCATACCATATTCCTTCAGAAAGGCGGCAAAAGTTATGTGATTGAAATCATCATATCCTACTTTGACGGTAGATTCAGCATCATCTCCATATGTGGACAAAGCAACTGCACTCCTGAAGTCTATATCGCAACCATATATGGAAGCAAAACCACACCTGAACAACAATGAATTTACAATTGAATTAATATATACAGTTAAATTATGTCCAGATGGATTGCTACCATCCACTTGTAAAAGGTCACCATTATATGCGACCATAAAGTAACAAACTTCAGTTGCTAAACCTCGCATTACCATCAAATCAAAATTCGTGTTCAAATCAACCTAAATCATAACAACCCAAGCGGTTTGTGGGCATTCCACCACACAGCAACAATTATGTTGTCTCATATCTAACAACGACGATGTTTGATAAGTAATGTACCAACTTTTCGTAAAGGTA